AGTTGTGGATTTGGTGAAGACTGTAGTTTTGGTAAAAACTGTAGTTTTAGCGAAGAATGCAGGTTTGATAAAGGCTGTAGTTTTGGTGAGATCTGTAGTTTTGGCGAAGATTGTATATTTAGCAAAGGTTGCACGTTTGAAAATTTAGACGCATACAAAGGCAATTACCCGTTTTATGCATTTGTTGGTTTGGGTAGTCGCAAAGGTTCTAGAACGTATGTTTTTAACTTGGAGTCAGGCGTTTATGTTCGCTGCGGGTGTTTTTTGGGTACTGCTGATAAATTCCGTAAGGCAGTTGTTGGGGGTCATGGTGAAAAAAGTTTATATCTCAAGCAATTAGATTTAATAATCGAATCTTTTAATTCATAAATATGAAGAACATTATTTTGATAATAGCCTTATTTTTCGCAGCGTCTGCGATACAGGCTCAGCATAAAGTTACTATCGAACCACTCTTCGAGCTAGGTGTGTTTACGGGCAGGAGTCAAAATATCATCAATCCAGCTACGAATAAATCATTCTTGGTGCCAGAAACCCATGGAGATATTAAGGGAAATAAGGAATCATTGATCCATAGAGTTAATGGCAATATCGATTACCACGTAACAGTTGGTTTCCGCGTCAATTTTCGGGGCTTCGTTCTGGAGTCAGAAAATAAGACTTATTGCACCACCAATAACTTCATGACTAACAAACCGTACTCGGCTGAATTCTATGCTCGGTGCTACTATCAACTAAAGAAGTTTAGGGTAGGTATAGAGCATTTATGTGTCCATCCAATAGTAAGCAATGGGGCCGGCAACGTATACACTGTAAGTGGTGGCCATGATAAAGTATCAATAAGTTATAATATAAAGTAAACAGCATGAAAGCAGCATCGATCTCAAAAACAGAAAAGATTACCACTTTCCCCAAACTTATGAAATGTAATCTAGATAACTCAGTGGTGTTATTCGCCGGCCCTAATGAAGGCTGTGTAGTGCGTCGCGGAGAAGGCGAACGTATAAGTGAACCCATAGGCTATTATTCAGAGTTTTGGAATATGGAACACTTCACGGATTATACTGGAGAAGATGCGATGCCAAATGACTAACTTAGCCAATAATAGGTAAATTCACTTGCAGGTCTGAAAAATTATATTTAGATTTGTAGCATTAAATTAAAAGAAGGAGATATGGAGAAGGTTATCTATTTTAAAAAACAAGTAAAGCTTGGGGATCTAGTTCAATTAGATGGAGCTAAAGTACCAGTAACTCAAGAATTGATTGATAACAATCCTGAGTTATTTGAAGTAAAACAACAGGAAGATAAAAAGTTTCCTGAGTATGCGAAATGTATAAATGGGTCTTTTGGTATTGCTCTTGGAGATATTGTAAAAACAAAATATTATCCACATAGCGGTTACCCATACCGATCTTGTGTTCCAAAAAGCACAACCACAACAGATGGCTATATGTCTTTAGATGGCTTCCTAAAAAACTTCGAGCCAGCAACAGAGCAAGATTACTTAATGTTCGAAGCTAATCGCCGTTATAAAAAGGGCGACATTGTAAAAGGTTTTACTGGCAATAGAATTGAATTACACGAAGTAGGTTCAATTTACCTAGCAAAAGGATGCATACTTCCCAGTAGTTATGGAGCAAGCGTAAAAACCGGTCAGAGTAGATACGTTTGTTTATACTTAGACGGTAAATGGGCTGGGAAGGTATAAACCTTAATATAATAACAACTTGATGAAGACAAGCAATGACATTAGCTGGGTTCGAGAGAATAAAGCCACAAGTGTAGAGGTTCGATTCCTCTAGTCAACCACAGACCGAAGTGGTAGCTTGGATTGAATACTATTAGATAGAAACCATACGGGCTGGTCTGTTAATAGTCCTTGGTACGGCAAGTTGTAATACTAACGAAGACTGAAACGACCTTCCAGACGGGGTGAGAAGCCCTTTTTTAACAATAACTAACACTATCACTATGGCAGATACCAAAGTAACTAGACTAAGAAATTTACTGACTCCAGTAAAAAATTTAATCGCACTATTAAACGCAACGGAAGAAGATGCCCTTTTAGCTAAAGAATGCATCCGGGCCGAGCTTGACTGCATTAATGAGAACAAGGATGAGTTATGGGACTTAATCTCTCAAATACCAAATGACGCAATCTCTTCTAATTTAAGAAAGATATCAAAGTTCAAAAAGTTCAATATCTTTTCGAAAGCAGGCGCCCTCGTTTCTGGCCCAGACATACCTAGCAACCCCGGGGGTTACTTAGTTCCTGTATCTCCTGTCTTTATTGGAGACAGTAAAGAAAATCAGGCCTTAGTACACGCCTCTTTATGTGATGTGGTTAAGCATGCAAAAAACCACATTCAAAATAACGTGTATACAGTTACATCGAAAAAGGACAGCTCGGTCATGATCGGGGCATTTGAGCGGTATGACTCGCTAAAGATAGCTATTAGCGCGACTGACCAGCGTGATTATGGTGGCTTTGTACTAGATGTTAATCACAGTGATTTGTTATTTACGAAGCCGATATAACCTTATTTAGCTGGTAAAGCCTCTTCTTATGAACGTAACCAGTAGCCACCCGTAGCGCTGCGAGGATGGCATAACCCCATAGCAAAACTGGATAGAGCGCACTGGCCTAAGAAAGTCAGTAGGCAGTCCCGGTTCAAGTCCGGGTGGGGTTACTAAATTAAAATCATTCAAATAATTAATAACTAAAAACTTACACTATGTTACATCATCTTTTTTTTCTATTTTTAATTATGCTAGCAGTAGCATTAGATGCGTATTCTGACGCAAGAATCGATCTAACAGGAAAAAGATCTCACATTGCAGAGATATCTATGATCGTGGTATTTTTCCTTATTTTCTTTTTACGTGATTTTTATTACATTGGTTTTATAAACATCGCGGCGTCGTACCTAGCTTTAAGGGTTGGTCTGTTTGGTTATATATACAACAAAACGAGAGGTGACCTACCAGACTTTTTTGTAGGCACAACAGACCCAATATTTGACAAGATTATGAATAAAGTACCCTCAAGCGTGATTACGTCTATCTCTATTGTAAGTGTATTCTTAGGTGTGGTATCTATTTATTTTGACTTCGCGCTTGCCTTTTTTGGTGTTTATTTATAAATAAAACCTTTATAGAATATTGTAATTGCGTAAATTTATTTTACCTTTACACCCGTTAACCGCAAGAGATGTTGCTTTATGCGGTTAATGAGATTAAGCGAAATCCATGGCGAAGATGAGAGAAGCGTTGAAGATAATACTCATCGGGGAACAACCGAACCTACGTAGACCCCACGGGGCTGGATAGGTCTTCAGCATCGTCAACCGGGGTAACGGTACATGCTTGGGTAATCAGTCCGAGCAACACGATCCTATAGCATCAATTGGATAGAGCGCACCCCTTTGCGAATATGGCGTTAGCCACATCTTGGGTGGTCAGTTCCCGGTTCGAGTCCGGGTAGGGTCGCTAACTAATTAACTGCATATGACAAGCTATAAAATGAAAGTATTACTCGCTGAATGCTGCGAGTCAATTATCGGCGATATTACCAAAATCCTTAATGATGAGGATCGCGATGTATTATTAGCCACGCTACATGCTTATAACGGTAACGATAGCGCAATAAAAAGAAAAAGGTAAGGAGTTAGATATAGTAAGACTTACAGCCACACTAAGCGGAAGAATTGGTGGCTTTTTAATTATTGCTGATGCAGTATACAGGCTTAAAGATATCTATCCAGAGCTAATGGAGCGCATAGAGATATTTGAGGGCAAAGTAAATACTATCACATCAAAATGGAAAGTGATTACACCACAGAACGTAACATTGCGCCACCTTTCAGATTTTGAAATATCTGATAAAATACGAAAGGTAGTATCAAAATACAGTAATGGCGATATGCCAAAGATTGAAGCGTTAACAAGGCTGCGGATGTACTGCAGAGAATATAAAATTGCAACTAACAAGCCATATAAGTTTAACGGGTGGCTCGATAAATATTTTGATTATGAAAAAGACATGTATTCATGGCCACGCTAAACTAGCGAAGGCGCTAGATACCCTTCAAGAGTCACTTGGCGATGAAACAACTGAGCGTGTAAAGCGCCAGTGTTTCGAAGCTTGCAAAACTGAAGTTATCGAGGCCATCGATTCTAGCCGGAAGGAAGCTATCAGCAGAGATAGAAGAATCGACGGCGACGACATATACATTGAACACTTGCAGCGACAAGTCAAAGAATTGGTTATCGAAAACGAACAATTACACCAAACATTACACCGATAGTAATTATGAAGATATTTAAAAGCCCCTACTTTTCCATTTCTGTCAACGGAATGAATGACTTAGTCATCAAAACCACTGTTGGGGAACCAATATTGGTGGATTCGTACCCATTTACTGGCGATAGACCGCAATTACATCCTAAGCAAACACATTCAGTAGGCAAGAGCCATGGATGGGTAGTCGCCCAGCACCCTACACGTAAAGATCGGTACGCTGTAGCCTTTGAGTTACCCTTTCAAACGTCAAGGGAGGGCAACGACTTATATCTTATTGATTCACTGCACACTCCAAAATGTAACTGGATGTGGATAAGTGAATCTTCAATTGTTGAACTTTAATAATAGCCTATGTATTCAGGAAAAGAAATATGCCAAGCATGCAAACGCCCTGGCACCGAAATATCCAGATGGAGCAAGACTGACCTATGCCAAGAGTGTAAAGGCGCCCTTGATGTTGGTAGAGCTAGACTACATGAAGACGCCTTAGAGTACACTTATGTTCGTCAACACGTTCATGGGTGGCCAACCCTTGATTTTAATGACAGCATACTCCCAACAGCTATGCGCGGTATATTGAGAGCTATGGACAACCCAGCAGCAGCAACCTCCGGCAAGCTAGAGGCAATTACTGGTGCTTCTGGAGATAACGTGATGACCGTTAAGATTCCTACGGTATATCTAGAGCCATTGAGGGCGTTTTCAGATTCTATGTCTGAGTATGTTAGGGGTATCTATGAAGAGAAAAAGGGGTTACCACAGATGGCACGTGAGGCCGTTCAAGCAGAAAAAGATCGCATCTTTAATCAGGGAATCAAAAAAGGTAGAAGCCTTTTGGCTCAGCTAAATACAGGCGATGTCACACTGGAAGAGTTCGAGAAAAACTATTCTTATACACAAAGAAATTTGGTAGATTAAAAAATTCCATTACCTTTGTATTTATCAATTATTGAACTTTAATAATAACATATGAAAGCAATCTTAGTATATTCTGGTAAGGGAGGAGTTGGTAAGACTACTACATCAGCAAACATAGCGAAAGTTATGGCTGAATCTGGACACAAAGTGTTTATTATTGACGCAGATGTAAATACCCCAAGCATGAACGTTGTTTTTGGCAGCGAAGAACCTCATGATAACATCATGGTATCATCAATGGGGTTCTCCACTGACGGTATGATTTATATCGAGCAAAGCATGGTCAAGAAATTTATACGGCAATCAGTATCTAAGGCCAAAAAATACAACCCCGACTTCTTGATAATTGACACGCCTCCATCTATTACTGATGTACATATCAACCTTATTGACAGTGTTGATGTGTCGGGTATGATCATGGTCACCCAGCCTAACGCATTAAGTGTTTCTGATGTAAATAGAACGGCTATGTTTTTTGAAGGCAGAGAAGTTAGCGTGATTGGTATCGTAGAGAATATGGCGGTATCAAGCAAAGCCGAGAAACCTGACTACAGGTGGGAGTTATTGGGCTCTATACCGTTTGCGGGGGAGTTCGATTCCCAAAAAGCCTTAGAGAATAACAAATCTGCATACAGGAAGATAGCTAAAAAGCTTGAAAACACCGACAACGTGATACTCAGAAATAAAGAACGAACAATCTTTAATGAAACCATCACAGTTGAAGACATTCAGGCGATGAATAAGGTAAAGTCAAAACATAGATTCATCAATGTAGAAACGTGGGAGTGGGTCAGAGAGCAGCTTATTGAAGATCAGGAAAACCAACCATATAGTACTGGAACTATTGATAATCACCTTCTATGGGCGACTACGGATCGAGTTAAGGGGTTTATAGGGGCTTTTGAAGACGGTAATCAGGCGTATTTCATGATAACGAAATCTCCATCTATAAATGGCGTCGATCTAATGGCTGGAGAGATAGGTCAAGGTACTCTATATTTCGATGAAAAATACTACGGAATCCCTAGACTAAAGTACAACACCTTTCAGGGTGAAGTTACTTTATTTCTTCACGAAGTAACCCCGGTAGGCAATAGAGAAATAAACGAAATCATCAACACGGGAGGTTCTATCACAAAAGATGGAAGATATATCCAACACAAAGACGCCCAGAGGGATCTGTATAACACTTTCGGTTCGTCATGCGGCATGAGCAGTAACTGGGAAGAAAAATATAACAGAATTGTGACTGGATAGTTGGAAATTAGGAATATTTTATTACCTTTGCATTCATCAATTAATAATATTTAAATTATAGCGTATGGCAAGTACACAAGTAAAATTACGATTCGGAATTTCAGAGAGGGACAACAAAAGCTTAATTTCTTTTGTATCCAGACATCCCCGCACAGACATTATCCGCTGTGTTCGTGAAAGTGATCACTACAAAAAATCTATTGTAGTTCTTTCTGGCGAAGTTAAAGACAAAATTATTAAGGGAGCGCAATATTTGTGTGATATCAAAGAAATGCGTAACGGAGCACGTGGCTATGTCGCTACATCAGCAACTCCTGTAGTGCATGAAGTAAAGATGGAAGTTATTCACGTAAGAAAGGCTTTGTATCAAATCAAGCTAAGCTGGGGATTCAAGAATAAAGCTCTGTTCGATCCGTTCGACGGTAAAGCTAACGTTATGCGCGACCCACTTGTATTCGCTGAATACTTATCGGCCCGTGTTGACATCAAAGACAAGGACTTGGTAATTGACCGGTTTTTCGGGGAAGCTGCGAAGCTTAAGAAGGCTATGAAGGCCGATGGGGTAGATATCAGAAAACTTGTGTAGGTATGGCTGTTATTTTAGCTCTTCTTGTAACTGCGTTGATATTTCAGTATCTCGCAGTTATATTTCACATAGACTACAACCTAATTGAAAGCAAAAGGGAATTACTATTGATCTCAACCCCTATATTAGGGGGATTAGCAATGATTTTTTATTATTTTGCAAATATATGGAGGGATTTACCATGGTAAAAAAAGTTAAGCTTCCTAGAAAAAGAAAGAAGGCGTACACCAAAGAGCGCGGTAATGCAAATTACAAAGGTATGTGCAAGCTACTTCCTCTTGATAATGAACGTAAGTTTCCCAAAAATGTAGCTATGTTCCCAGATAAAAATACCGGCATGCCCGCTTTCGAGAATTTCGGAGGGTTTTGGTAATGAAGGTAATTCCTATAACTGGGATATGCACTGACGCTTCTCACCTTACTAAGTCAAAAGTTACTGAATATCGTGGCGTTATAACTGAAACAGGTGAGGAGCTATTTAGAGAACTCGCTCCTTACTCCTCTGTAAATGTCGGGGAGTATCTAGCCCTTGTCCATGGCGTTAAATGGATCATTGAAAACAACCCAAAGGATAGAATTATCTGGAGTGACTCCCAGACAGCTATAACTTGGTTTAAAAATAAAAAATCTGCATCATCCATTAAGTTGCCGCAAATGCTAGCAGCTGACATCTTCCTGCAGGCTTTTGCTTCAGACATTGAAGATATAGAAGTTAAGCATTGGAACAAGAGAGATATTGGTATGGAAATACCGGCAGATTTCGGTAGAAAGTAATTGTTAATTTTTTAAAAATAGCTTATGAAAAAGTTTTTTGTAGCAGTAGTAGCCTGGACTTTGTTCCTGATAGTATCATCATTAGTGTTTAATTTATGCACTGACTTTGGATACATCAATCACGCCGAACATGAAAATGTAGAGGTCATAAAAACTGAGCGCGTAAACACAGATGACAGCTCATATTATCTAATCTTCTTCGAAGACGGTTTAACGGTTAAAGTTGCAGACCAATTATTTTATGGTAACTTTAGGTCCTCTGATCACTACGGTAAAATCAGAGAGGGTGAGAAATACACCGTAGAGACCCACGGCTTTAGGGTAGGGTTTTTTAATGTATATCCAATTCTATATAGATACAGACCACACACTGCTAATGATACCAAAAATTAGGTGTTTCTGTAGCTTATAAAGCCATTATGGTACTTTGACCCGGTTCGACTCCGGGCATGGCACAAACTAAAATACATAGCGTATGAGAGTATTATCAATAATTTCCGGAGTACTGTTATTTATTATGGCAATACTATTTTTCTTTATTTTTATAATATGTTATTGTTTACAGCGGTGGTTCAAGTTGTTGTTAATTAAAGCACCTCTGGCCATCACTAAATACCTTACTACAGGGGTTATTTTTTTAATCTTCGGAACTGGAGCGGCCAGCGTGATGCTGGGAGCTAAGTCATATAACTTCTTCGAAGGAATTGAGAAAAATATCTATAAAGGCTAGGAAATAAAATTTATTTAGCATATATTTGCATTTTAATATTAACAACAATAACGCATAGCGTATGAGAAAAATTGTAATTAAAGTAGCCTCGCTACTAGGGTTTTTGAGCGTAGCTGAAGCTCAAAACAACAAGATCGGAGCCGGAATAGTGGGCACCTTCAAGAAAATGAAAACAGACGCCGAAGCCCACGCTGAAAAGTGCGATGAGTTAGCTAATCTACAGATAGCAAAAGCTGAGCAAGTAGAAGCTAAAACTCAGGCCAAATGTAACAAAAGGACAGAAAAAGCCGAGGCTAGGTTACGTAAATCGCTTGATAAGGCCACTATCATATCTGACAAAGGGGCTTCCAAAGGTAAAAAACTTAAACTTGGCGCTGAGTCCTCTCAATTGCTGGCCTACGAATCAAGGAATTTTGCTTCCAATATTGAGAAGCTATTAACGTAAAAACATAAGGATTACAACATACAAAAGGCCTTACCACAATATAGCGGTAAGGCCTTTTTTTAAGTTAACCAAGCGTTTACTCCTTGCTCTTGCCCGAAAGTGCCGACAGCCCAATCTACAGACACACCGTTGTCTAGGCCTGTTGCTGGATCGACTCTTGTTCTTCTATCAATCCCTGGGTTGATGTTCATCTTATTGCATTTATCCAGCCACTTCTGAGAGTCTTCGTAATCTTTTAAGACTGTCATAGATACATTGTTTGGCGATATCGACTTATAAAGCTCATACACTGCCAATCTCACTAAGTGATTCCTGATACTTTTGTTTCTAGGGTCTTCCATCTTGATGTTATTGCCATACTCCGGCAAATTAAAATTAACATCTCCAGCGGCTATATAATAATCTTCATTATAAATTATCATATCTCCGGTCGCATAATCATTTTTTTCAAAATCAAACACGTACAAGCTGTTTTTCTGCTCAGCAGTAAGTGAAAGTGGGTCCAGCTTAGTCCATCCATTTATCACCCCGGGTATACGTATATTCTCAAACGCATAACCATTTGTTATTACGCATGTATAATATTTACCACCGTAAAACACCATATCTCCAGAAAAGTATTCGCTTAACTGAGTGTAGGGCTTATAGTTTTCTTTTTCATCATCCAATATACCTAAATCTTCGGTCCAGTATTGATCTGATGTTGGGATAACTACCCCTTGAATGGGGAGCATTGACCTTACTATTTCCCCTTCGTACTCAAAGTACACGCCTTGAGGATAGGATATAAGTCTGTTGAACTCAACAATAGCTTTACCGACCTCTAGAGCTTCCTCTATTTGGTAATTCTCTACCAAGTATTCAGTCATTGTGGTCTCTGAATTCTCTTCAGCCTTTATGAATTTATCTTCATTAAACCCATCGCTTACTTGGCTTAGGTGGTTCTTGTTTATTACCCCTAAGTAATCATTTAAAGTTAAAAACCTTCTGTATTTCATATTTGCGAACTTTTAGTAAGAAAATGTACTGGGCATTACAGCCGTTATAGGGGAACTCGATTCATTACCCCCTCTTTTGTATTTATACCAACTTTTTTGCAAGAATAAACATAGCGTATAATCCAGAGAATCGGAACAGTGGCCATGCTTTTCATATTTAACTCCTGTTTTAGGGTCTTTAACTTTTGACTTGTCTTTAGATCCATCTTCATTACTCAGCTGGTAGATCAAATCCTCCGTTAGTCTCCTGCACCTCATGTCTATCAGAATCTCCCACCCATCAAGATTTTCACCGAATAAAGAATTGATCCATTCACCCCTTAATGTTTGTGGCGGCGCTACTCTTAGTAGTTTTTGCTGGGTGTTTAACCCAGTCAGCTCTGACCTGATAATGCTGAAGTTATTCACCCCTTCTTGAGTCTGGGAGCTTCTAGCCAAACCTGCGGGGTCACCCGTTATCACTATTGCATCTTTATGCTTGCCTCCTTTGTACTTCTTGAATATGTATTTAGCTAAATTAGGCGTGTTATTTCGCTTATCTTTTGGATGCCCTAGTATTTCTTCAAGAAAGTAAACTTTTCGCTTCTCGTAGTCTATTTGGGCCACTAAACAGGTCATGAATGGATGAACGTTAAAGTCAAATGATAGTATCAATGGCTTATTAGGGTCATATACCCGCTCCCGTAATCGTGTCTCTAAATGTTTTGAGCCGTCAAAGCCATTATAGAATGAAGCTTCGTTAACATCCACATAAGACCAGTTACCTTCCAACAACCTTTCTCTGGTGGCCACATCTTTGATCTTTTGCAGTGATCGCTTATAGTGGGCGACAAACTCTTTGTCTGGGTTGTCATCTACTCGAAAGGGTATATACTCCTCTCCAGGCCTATGTTTTACTGCGTTTCCATCATTATCCTGAACAAATCGATCTCTAACCCATGACATAGTCGGGTTAGTAGACATCAGCATCTTAGATACTTTAAATGTCTTCGTTATATTCCAACGTAACCTACTAAACAACACCTCAATAGCCTTTTCAGATATCTCCGATACCTCATCAATGAACGCTATGGTATACTCCGATGACCCGAATCGCTCAAAGTTTATATCAGAAGGTAAATCAGCCATTTCTTTCATTATGATAACCGAGTTATTCCAAAAAGTAATAGTACCTTCGACGGCGTTATGGTGGTAATGAACCTCTTCCTCTAGCCCCCAAGCTCTCATGATAGAGAATATCGTATTCATGGTCGATTCTTTAAGCGCTTTTAAAGTTTTCCTGCCCACAACGGCCCTAATGTCGGGGAACCTCATGCAGCTAGTCAATAGCCAGACACTCCCGAGATAAGATTTACCTCCACCAGCAGCTCCACCCGCTAGGATCATCTGAGGTATGTTAGCATTCCCACACGCTGAACATATAGCTTCATTAGTTCCATCTTCCTGTAACTCTATATTTACCTCACCTCCACACTTAGGGCATTCCGGCTGAGTGGTTTTCCAGACCTCGTATTGCCGTGGAGACGGCGCGAAATCAACCTTCAGGTGTTCGGGTGGTTTTAATTTAGTCCTTATTCCCATATATAATTAGTTTTATTTTTATTGCTATATCTAAAAATAGAGGCAACCGCAAGCTGTTTGGTTATAACAAAAAAGCCACCCCGGTTTCCCGAAGTGGCTTTAATATAACTTAACTAACTCCTCTGATTCTTTTTTCTATTTCTAGCTGCCTACCCGTTAAAGGTTGCTTGTGCATAACTATGCTGGAAATATGCTTTCCAGATGATGTTACGAATATCTTACTGTTGTCCCCCTTGGCTATCACATCCGCGAATGACATAACTATAGGAACGTTGCCGGCACCTATAAATGAATTATCTGTATCATGAAGAACTGCTGATGGCGATGGCGATATCTGTATAGATGTGTTGTTATCTATAAAAGAATGACCATCCTGCTTAAATTGTAAGTCGTTACCTAAAGCATCCTGGTTTGCTATAGCACCGTGCGCCGGTATAATGTGTCCTTGAGGCGCGCCGTTCACTACGTTACCGATAGTAAACCCCTTTTGTGTCCAGTGAAAATCATCCTGTGTACCTTGATTGCCAAATGTGCCGCCTACAAGGGTGGCGTGGTAACCTGGTTCTCCCAATACATTGAATGATTGATGCGTTAAGGGGTCTATAATTTTCTCTGAGAATGTCAAGACAGATAATTGCGTGCTCCCTCTATATATGAATACGAAATAAGCCTTTTCTCCGACGCCATTAAGATGGAGTTGCCCATCTACTGGAATAGTAGGAGTGTTTCCTTTACCGTATATATAAACACTGTCAGTCGTCTTAATTCCAGGCACAGAATAATAAGATCCTGGCTGATACTCCCAACAAGGGCTTTGCACAAAAGTAGAACTGGAAGGAGCGACCCCTTTGTTTGTTAGGTCATTACCGAACACATCTAAGTTTTTGTCTGGCAAAGACCTGTCCTTAGGTATCTTAACCCCTCCAGCTCCTAGTCGATATCCATCGGTATTTAAAAAGCTATAAGGAACATTTAAGTCTTCAACATGTATAGTCTCAGTGGTATCTGCAAGAGTTCCGTGATTTCCCTTTCCAGATGAATCGTGTATTACAGTCCCAGCAGAATCATCGCCGTTCCACCAAGCAAAAATATTACTTAAATCTCCCTTTAAAGATGATTTATCAGCTGATGTGGGCGCGTAGCCGGTTGCCCAGCATTTAATATTAAAACACCTATCGCCTGACGGGGAAAATATCACGTATTTATCAGTAACAAAAACTGACACTAGAGTAATAATGTCTCCATTATGATCTAGTGCTGTCACTAGAGATATATCGCCATCTGCTGCGGAAACAGAAATTGTAACCGAAGGATGCATATACAAGCATCTGCCGACCTCTTCCTCTCTAGGTGTCCCGAAATTGCAAGCTAAGGGGCTATATATGTCTTCATTAAGCCCTACAGGTACATCGCTGGCAAGGGTTATTTTGCTTAGCGCAACAACCGATTGATTGTTGCGCCCTAAATAATTTGCAAGTATAGAGCTCATATTAAATCCAATTAGCTAGCACTGTGTTGCTAGAAAGCTTTGTTAAAGTGAGTATTTTTTTAGAAGCTGCCGGCATTCCTCCAAGCGGCTCAACACCTACTGGCCAGTGCCACCCTTCTCCTAAAAATAAAAGCGTCGAAATAGGGGCGTTGTTGCTTGAATTATCAATTTCGATAATCTTGGTGGTGACAAAATCACTGGCGGGTGCCTCGAATTTTAGTAATAATGGAAGGATAGGCGTGCCGTTTGCTGGAACGATAGTTACCTTACTTGGATCGTTTGCATCAATGTTGAAGCCTTCGTTTAACACTAAATTTACATCAGGAGCGTATTTAGATAAAGAGCCAACAGCTGCGTCGATAGCCTCGTTAATAACCGATTGCTTAGCATTAGCGGTTGTGCCTATTTTAGATAACACTGCTACATTAGCGATATTAGACGCTTTATGCTTTACGTTGTTGTCAGTTACAGATACGTGGCCACTTACAATGGATGCGTCAGGCAAGTCACTGACCATAGCTACGGTGCCGCCTTTAACTATCTTTACCGATACATCGGCAGTTAATGAGCTAGGGTCGAAGGTTGCTTTAGCTAGATTGTCCGGGTTCGTAATGTACTTGCCTTCATATATATTGCTGGTTTGGATGAATCTACCCGGATCTCTAGCACCTAACTCGGTAGGCTTTAAGGTATATAGATCATCATCTCCCCACACAGACGTTTCGTCATACTCGTACATATGGCCTGTAATGTAATTGATAACTACATTACCGGTTTTTGCTCCTGTAATACCTCTGATGCCCGCGTTAGTCTTGTAAGTAATTGCTGGCAGATCACCACCACCCTTCCAGCCTGCAGATCCTAACTCAGCGTCGATTGCTGCAATAATTTCAGCAGCGGTCTGATCAGCCGTTGCATTGGCCTCTACGGTGCCTAGTTTTGTTTTCTCTGCATCTGTATAGGCGTTGGTATTATCGTTAGCCTCATACGCAGCTTTAATCTCTGGATTAGTTAAAGTAGAGCCGCCGCCACCAGTTCTCCATGCTGAGCTTCCTAATTCTGCATCTATTTTTGCTGCGATCTCAGTTCCTGTGAGTTCTGGAGACAGTGTCGATATTAGGTTCCTTACTTGAGATAACCTAACTAACTCATTCATCTCCACTGCATCCCAGTCTACAGACAGTTTTCCTTTCCATAGCGTGTTAGCCGCCACTTCTTGATTTACATCTTTACGTAACCAGTCATTATTCATATCTGGTTCAAATGCTTTAATGACTACTTTATCGCCATTTCCTACTACT